GCCATGACCGCCTCCTAACGCAGGGCCTCCACCGCATCGCACCAGGCGGCAAGATCGGGCGCGGGATCCAGCTCGGCCGAACGCGCCTTCGCCCGCTTCGACACCAGCCGGTACTCGGCACGGTCAGACAGCAGCTTCCGGATCACGGACTCGTACCCGTCGACGTCGTGCAGGTCGACGAACACCCCGGCCTCGGACAGCGCCTCGCACAGACCCGGGGTCGGGTGTGCGATCACCGGAATGCCCGAGGCCAGCGCCTCCACGCCGGCCCGGCCCCACGACTCATACGAGGACGGCATCAGCAGCACCCTCGTGCGGCTGTACACCTTCTCCCGCATCTCGTGACCGCACATGTGGCCGACGACCTCGACGTTGGGCAGATCCGGGATGATCTGCTCGCCGTAAGCGCCGACGACCGCGAGGAACTCGACGTCGGGCATGCGGCGGGCCAGCTTCTCAAAAAGGCCGCCGCCCTTCTCCTCGTTCAGGTTGACCAGCGTCACCTTGTCGCCGGGCTTCGTCCGGTACTCATCGGCGAAGACCGGCGGCCTGACGATGACCTCCCGGCCTGGGCGGACCCCCTTGGGGTACTCGGCGAAGAACAGCTCCGCTTCCCTGGCCATCCACTGCGAGTTGTAGACCGCGAGAGCGGTGTCCCCGGCCGCCATCTGCCGGAAGCTGGGCAGATGCGTGTTGTGGCACACAACTGCCAGCGGCTTGCCGTATCCGCGGGCCAGGGCGCCGGCCGACGGCACGTTCTCCAGGTGCGAGACGACCACATCCGACCTGCGGATCGCCGTGGCCGCGTCGAGACGGGTCTGGAGGGGCACCACCTGCACGCCGTCGAGGTCGTACTCGGTGCGGTCGTCGGTGTAGCGGGACAGCCACACCGACACCTCGTGACCACGCTGGACGAGGGCCCGCAGCATGCTGTGGACCATCCACTCGGCGCCGGCGTTGTGGCGGGGCGGGTAGCCGTGCAGCCGGGCGACGACCCGCATCGGCGCCCGGCCGCCCTCCCCGCCCGACGTCACGAGCTGCCGCCCGCCGCCAGGAACTTGACGAACGCCTCGACGTCGCCCAGGACAAACCCGTAGTACGCCTCCGCCAGGAGGAGAACCAGGTTCTCCTGGAAGGCGCTGTGCACGCCGCCGTCCTCGTCGATGTAGGTCGCCTCGCGGGAGATCTTGACGGTGATGTCCATGCCGACGCCGTAGGCGGTCTGCGACCAGTCGCCGCCGATCGCCCGCAGGCCGGTGTCGATGGTGCCGGACTGGCGCCGGAGCTTGCCGGACACGGCGCGCGAGTAGGCCAGCGGGTTGCCCACCAGCGAGCCGGCCACCGCCATGTCCATCCCCGGGTCGCGGGTCTCGACGAAGATGGGGCGGCCGGTGGTGTCGGTGGCGCCGAGCAGGTCCAGCTGGAGCCGGTGGTCCGCCACGGTGCCGGTGTAGTCCCAGTCGTCGGACACGACTTCCCGCATGCCGTTGACGATGTCCTTGTAGATGCCGCCCGTGGCCTGCGAGGCGGTCCCGAGCGAGACCGACTTGGTGGTCTCGGCCAGGTAGTCCGTGAACGGGCCGGTGGCGCCCTTCATCGTCTTGCCGTGGATCGCTGCGCGGTCGAACGCGCGGGAGAATGCGGTCGGCAGGTCGGACTGGAGCTGCGTCCACAGGCCGGCGGCATTGGACTGCACGACCTCCATCGCGACCGGGATGAGGACGGCGATCTTCTTGCCGGTCATCGTCTTGATGTCGACGCCGCCGGTACCGAGCGGCTTGCGGCCGGCCTGCTCGACCCAGTCCGCGGTCGGCACGTCGAGCGGGACCGGGACGGCGGTGTTGGCGCTCATGGAGAGCGGCACCCTGCGGGCGAGGCTCATCACGGCGGACTGCTCGACGGACTTCTCGAAGATGGGCCCGGTCAGGGTCGGGGGGAGGAACGTCGCATTGACGTCGCTCAGCTTGATGGGATTCGTGTGAGCCATGGAGGGCTTCCTCTCAGCGGCCCTTCAGGGCCTGATCCATGAGCCCGGCGAAGATCACGCCGGGGTCGGAAGATGAACGGGCGCCGTTGCCCGAGGAGCCCTGCGTGCGGTCCGGAGCCGGACGCCGCGGGGAGTTGTCGGCAGGCTTGGCAAGGTGCGGCTTGCGCTTCAGCAGATCCGCGAGGCTGTCGCGGATGCTGTCGGCGTCGATGTCGCCGTCGTCCCCGACGAACGCGTCGAGGTCGAGGAAGGCGTGTGCGTCGTCCGGGTCGGCGAACTCCGCCGCCGCCAGGGCCCGCACCTCCGAGCGCACGGCGCGCGCCTGAACCGCCTTGACGCGGTCCTGCGCTGCGGTGAGCTGCTCGGTGAGCCGCTCCTGCTCCGACTTCTGGGCGTCCTCCAGCTCCTGCGCCCTTTTGGCGAGGGGCTCGAGTTCGCCTGCCTTCGTGCGGTACTTGGCCGCCTCCCGGCGCAGCTTCTCGATCTCCTTGCGCGCTGCATCCGGGTCGGCCCACGGGTCCGTCTTCGCCTGCTCCGCCTCCGGGGCGGTCTTGGGCTCCTGCGGTTCCGCCTCGACCTGCACGGTCTCCTCGTTTTCGGGCATGACTGTTGGCCCTCCAGGGGCTGAGAAAGGCCGCCTCCAGGGCAGCCGAAGGGGTTGGTCAGTTCGAGCCCGGCAGCGGGTTGCTGTCGTGCTCAGCCAGCGCCCGCCGGAACAGGCGGAGCTGATCGCCCGGGTGGGGCGCCGCGAACTCGCGGTAGATCCGCTCCCACTCCTTGGCATGGTCGGACAGCTCGAACCGCTGCCCCTTGAACACCGGGACCACGCCGCAATGACAGCCGTCGTGAGCCCGGAAATCCGCTGTATCGCGCTTGTAGACCGCCCCACGGGAGGCGAGGAGCTTGCAGAACGCGCAAGCTCCCCGGGCCGCAGAACGAGCCCACGCGGTCGCCTGCCCGTCCCGGCGAACCGCCTCCTGGACGGTGCCGCGACCCGTGTCGGCGACCAGCTTCTGCGCCACCTGCTCTGCCTTCACCTCGGCTGCGTCAAGGCGCGCGGCCATCGGCTGACGTTGCGCGTCGGTCGTCGCAGGATCATCCGGATCCCGCGGCCACAGATCCTTCGTCGCCCACCGCAGAGACGCCTCCGTCCGCTCCTCCGGCGGCGGATCGGCGACCGGCACCGTGAACGGGCCGGGGACACCCGCGGCTTCCCGCTGTCCGTCGTAGAAGTCGGCCGCCAGCGCCGCCGACGTCCGCGCGTACTGGGCGACGACCGCGTTCATCGCCGCCAGCCAGTCCGGGACCGACTCACGCAGCCGCGCCGGCAGGATCAGCCGACGCAGCCCGCGCACATCCCGCACCAGCAGCCGCGTGAGACCGAGCTGAGCGGCCCGGTAGCGGTCGGCGTCGCCGCCGCTATCCGAGACCGTCGTCGCCACCGGTCACCTCCGCCGCAGCGGGCAGCTCCTCCGTCTCGCTCAGCGCGGCCAGGCGGTCCATCAGCCGCCCGCTCGACGTCGACGCGGCGCTGCGGCGGCGTTCGGCCGCGACGCGGCGCCGCTGGTCCTCATTCAGACCGGCCATCTCCAGCACGACGTCGCCGTCGGCCGGCAGGATCCCCGCCTGGGCCAGCTTCACCGCAGCATCGGTCTGGGCCGCGATCGTCGGTGTCGCCGGGTTGCGCCACACGCATTCGATGCGGCGCTCCTTCGGCGGCGGCTCCCCGTCCCGGACCCATAGCGCCAGCCGCATGGCATCGCGGTGCGTCGCCGAGAACCGGCGGATACGCCGCTCCGCCTTCTTAACCAGCGCACCCTCTGCGGAGCGAATCGCGTCCGCGCTCGCCGGGTTGTCGCTGGTGTAGCCGAGCATGTGCGGCGGCACCGACAACTGCGACGACATGATCCGCGCATACAGGTCGATGATCTTTGTCATGCCGGACGGGTCATGCGCGGCGAACGCGCCCACCGTCGGCACGTTGCCGTCCTCGTCCCGCTCCAGGGCGAGCACCCGGCCGATGTACGTCTCCCAGGCGGACTTGGCGTTGCCCTCGGCGTCCTGGAACGCCGACTCGGAAGCGCCGAGGATGTAGCGCTGCGGGGCACCGAAGAACTCGGCCTGCACCTCGATGCCCATCAGCCGCCGGCACGCCGCATCCGTGATCGACATGACCTCGGGCGTGATCTCCGACCTGCCGATCCGGTCCGCGGTGCGCTGCCGGTTCGCCATCCGCAGCACCGGCGGCATCCCCAGGTTGTGGATGTCCCGGTCGATGACCTCCCAGCCGCCGTCGACCTCCACCGCGAACACCGTCTGGTCCGGCAGATACAGCGTCGCCATCCGGTCTTCCGGCGCCAGGCCGTAGTCCAGACGGTCGCCCTGGCACTCTCGCAGCGCCGACCGCACCATCCGCAGCCGGGCATCCCAGAACAGCGTCATGTCCAGCGGCGACTCGAACGTGATCAGCGGCGGATCGTCACCCTCGCCCGAGCCGGCCACCACGTACTCGCGGCCGTAGGTCAGCGCGTCGAGGTGCGCCAACGACGCCTCGTCGAACCAGTCGTTGGACTCGGCGATCTCCTCCAAGTCCCCTGTGTCCGAGCCGTCGGCCCACCGGAACGCCTCCAGATCGAGGCGCTGCTCCAG